TGATAAAGCCGGCCTTTGTCCATGCTGATAGGTTTCCCATTCTCATCCATATCTCCCCATGACATAAACTCTTCTACATTTTCAATCTGAATGTAGTCAGGGTCTATAACATCAATATAACGGAAGAGATGTTCTGCCAACGTTCGGCTGTCGGCATCTCTCGGCTGACCGCCTTTGGCTTTCGAGAAGTTGGTACACTCCAAAGAAGCATGAAGCATTATCATGGCATCAGGGTATAGCTGACGGATACGTTCTACAATAGTGCTTATCGGGGAAAGTTCCAGTGTACGGATATCCTCAATAAAGTGAAGTGCATCAGGGATATTGGCATCATGTGAAAGGATGGCATTCTTGTCATGGTTCACACAGCAAACAACCTTTCCACATCTATTTCCATCCAATCGTGCTTCTTCCACACCTTCGGACAAACCGCCGGCGCCACAAAAGAGATCAATAACAAATAGTTCTATATCGGACAGACCTTCAATGGATTTTAAGATATTTTTCTGCGATTTCATAATTTCTCCTTTTTAAACAGGTGGCTGAACGCATTATCCAAATCCAAGTCTAGATTCAGTTTGGACGGGAAAGATTTAATGTATTCGTACATCTTATAAGCGAGGTTGTCATCATCACCGCATCTGTCAATCAGTGTGAGCAACATGGCGTTCACCATGTCAGAATCATTGCCGAAGTTTTCCTGAGTGGATTCGCTGCAATGATTCACATCACTTTTCAATCTCTTTATCGCGGCTATGGCTGTGTTGAAGTTTCTTTTTGAATCGTGCCGCAATTCAAAGCCTTCCTTCTTGTATTGCTGCTGCATTTCTAGAAGGTTGGTTTCTAAAACGTCCGTGAGGACAAATACGATGTTGGTCAGTGTGTTCAATTGAGTTGTTTCTTGCATAATAATAAATTTTGCTTGACTTTCAAATAAAAATAAAGTCAGATTATCCGCAGAATAGGGGAGAAGTTGTAAAATGTGAACTTCCCCAAGATGTCATACGGTGTATTTTTTCAAAGTGTCCATGATATTGTCTATCGGCAGGGATACGGATGTTTTTCCCTTATCTTCATAGCAGGCAATATGTCTGTATGCCTCAGGGAAATTCTCTTTGATTCTTTTGAATGTCCGTAATGTCAGAAGTGACGCAACGACTGATTCATATACCTTGGTCTTCTCATCCTTTACCGCACTGATCTCGATTTCCAGTTTGTCTATCTTTTCAATAACTTCCCTGTCCGCCTCAATGTGAGGATAGTAAGCGTTTGCGCTGGGAAATCCTTTCAGTCCGGCAACACGTTTTTCATAGGAACCGTTAAACAGTGTGATGCTATATGCAACAGAGAAATAAGACCGGAACTTTTGAAAACAGTCGGTGATTTCCTGTGGAATGGATTTTCGGATCACCTCTTCCGTAATCCTGACCTGTTCATCATGCAACAGGTTGATTTTCTTTTCTAACGGCTCTACCATTTTATTGGCAACTTCTTCCGCCAAAACTTTCGTAATGTTCATTGCTCTTGGTTTTTATTAATTCTTTTATGTATGTAAAGATAACTTTTATTTATTTGTTTCTCAAATAATATAATCTTAAAAACGCATCTGCTTAACTTAATATAACTGTCATCTCCTGCGGCTGTTTCCGAGCAGGGGAATGACATTAAAACTCTTGAATCTGTCAATCAGACGTCCTTCAAACCGTTTCCTGAAATCACCGATGTTCAGATTGCTGGTGATATGGTATTTCTTCCCGAACTGCTGGTAAATCTCATAACGCGCATAGAGAAACTCGTCTATCACGCTGTCAAGACTGGTACCGTAGCTCTTCTGATTCTCGGTTTCCAAACCTATGTCGTTCAGACAGATATTGAACGGGGCGGGATTGAATCCTTTTGACTGCCCCTCGTTGTAGGAATACAGGTCTATGTGTCCGTTCATCTTGTAGTAGTTCATCATCTGGGTGACGGAGAGGTTTTCAAACTGGCTGGGATTCCGTGTCAGACGCAGATAATCGGCGAAAATCTGCATGATCATTGTTTTTCCAGTGCCGGGTGCCCCGACAATCAGCAGGTTCTTGTGAATCTTGTAACCCTCATCGGGAAACACTTTCTCGGCCAGTCTGCATCCGTTGAAGTAATACAGCAGGAAAGACAATACCTTCGAGTTGTTCTCGTCAACCTCGAACTCCCTGAATTCACGTCCAGTATAATCATTGCCCAGCTGCCTGACAAGATCACGATGGGCGTAATATTCGGCTGGATTCGTCAGGTCATATTCAAAATCTTGCAGAATAGTCTTTTTGTGACGCTCCACCAGATTGTATATCTGTTCCTGTTTCAGTTTCGCCGCAAATGACTTTTCCTGTCGGATCTGTTGTAGCTCTGCTGAAAGTTTTTGTTCTTGCTCTGTCATCTTTCTGTTTTTTAAGTTCCGTTATCAACCAGTTTGAGAAATGGCGTTTTGCATCTGAAACAGACTTGTGTGTAACGCCTTCCCCCTTTAGCTTCCAATAGTACAGGTCAACGTATTTGTCTTTGCATTCATCCAAAGTGAAGTTCCTGAATCCGTTCCTGTATGCCCGTTCCCAAGCATCCCTCAGCCATCCTTCCTCAGACTTTAGGTCCGCGAAGCATTTGTCTAAATCCATATCGAATGTTTCTGATGAAATATCGCCCAGGTTTTCACGCGTATGCGCGCTAGAGAGAGAGTTATTATTATCATTTACATTATCATTATCATTATCGGCTTTTTTGGGTTCTGAAAAACCCACTGGGTTATTTGGGTTTATTTGGGTTGTTCCAATATCATCCGAATTATCATTCTTCGCTCTCTTCGGAGCACCCCCTTTGCTTCCATTACTACGGTTTCTCTCGACAATGCCATGGTATTTGTTTTCATCTATTTCAAATTGATTCTTGAAGAACTCAAATGCTATTTCAATGTCCTCCTCTACCGTAATAATCTCGCCAAGTTGATACTTGAATATAGCTCGGAATAATCTTCCAAGTTGCTTGTCCGATAACTTCGATATAGGCTTGTAAAACGATTTATATATCAAAAAACTTTCTTTTCCCATTTCATTTGTTCTTTATGTAGTCCTATATGACATTTCTCGACACAATGTAATGCCATTATCTATATCGAATCTCAATTCGGGATATAAAGAAAATGGTTTGATATGGTGTGCATTTAACTCCACGTTACGTTTTTTACAACGGCAACATGTAAAGTTGTCTCTTTCCAAGACTGAATTTCGCCAATTTCTATAGCCGCTTGAATTCCTGCATCTGTGGTTATCATCAGTAATTCCACATTTCCAGTTCCAGTGGTTTTCTCCGCTTGGAGGTTCATGTAGCAAATTCTCATCTATCTGTTTCTTTATAAAAGAGAATGCCATTTTAGCCAACGGTTTCTGCTCCGACAGTGTCCCCGATGCGGCGTACTTGATAATTGCATCGTACACTTCAAGTCTGACCTCCTCAGGATATTCCATCAGCACTTCCTGCCATTCTATATAGAAGACAAATGATTTCCTTTTTGTATCCTTTTTCATCATGTCTATTGTTTGATAATCAGTTTGTTATATATATTGTAAAGTTAACTTTTTGTTATGGGATTACAATAAATATATTTCTGAATATCAATAATTTAAACGTTATTTATCAGTAGCCTTTCCTTTGCAGTGCCATATCCTGTTTGGCAAAGGATATCTGGGTCCTGATATTGTCTCCGGCATGGACGAGGGTACGGTTTATACGGTCCAGCCATGTCACAATCTGATTGGCGGTCACACTTTGCGCGGCGACAAATTTCATGGCGACAGTCGCGGGAACACGTGAGATGAATTCCATGTGGCTGGCATATACATTCGCTGTCACCTGATCCTGATATGCCTTGGCGTCAGCAAGCAGCTTGCCAGAGCGTGCGAGATAGACGTTTATATCAGTGAGGCGGTCTATAAGCTCCTTTGGATTGTCACTTGCGGTTATCTCCAAAAAGGACTGCATTTCTTCTATCTCCTTTATGACAGGAGGCAGGGGGCATCCGTTAATGAGGCAGTTGCCGGTCCCATCGTTTTTAGGACAATATTTACAGTTTATCTCCATACTTGCAATTCAATTTATGGTTTATAGTTTTTCTGTTTGTCATACGTCATTCAAATAATCAATTGTCACTTTCATAAACTCATCCAATGATTTACAGACGACGTATTTCGCTCCGTTGGCTTCCGCATCCTTCTGCCATTCCTTTTGTGCAGGAGACTGGCGGCCTCCCGGCTTTTTCATCTCAATGCAAAGTCCTCCATAGAAGCGGTTGCTCTTCAGCAGTATCAAATCTGACACTCCGCTGGTCGCACCTTCCTCCTTCAGTCTCGCTCCGGTGATGGCATCACGTCTGCCACCATTGGGAACAGCAAAAAGCACGTTTTTAAGTTTCGGATATTTTAAACGGAACCAGCGGACACAAGCGGACTGTATGCGGTGCTCGTCATTCTTCGGCTTCCCGCGCATTTTGTACGACTGCGCTTTTTTAATCATCTCCTCGTATGTCATCGTCTTTTTCCTTATGTGGGGTTACTACCGTGTCCTTGCCGGTCTTGTCGACAACAACCTGCTTTCCTGCTACTGTTATGGTTGTCCTGCAACCATCCGGTAGGGACTGGATAAAATTGCGTACTACAGGAGAATCAGCACCTTCCGATATCTGAGTGTTGGATATCGGAACTTCCTTAGCTTCATACGGATATACATCCATGATGGCGGTTTCGGCTACGGATGCGATCTGATAGTCTGCCATTGTACCTTTCATTCCTTCGTCCAGTTTCTTTACAGCATCGCGAAGATCGGAAGCCTGTACCAATACGGTAGTGGAGGTCTTTTTCTCCGCTCCGCTTTTTTCGTCCAGCGTGATGAAGAACAGCTTGCACTTAAACCAGCGGTCGGCTGCATCTTCTTCAGAGGGGAACAGTTCGCTGTAGTTGGCGCGTTTGATGTCCGAAACAGTGAACTCACCGCTGATATACGGAGTGATTTCTTCAATGATACGGGCTTCTGCTTCAGTAAAGCTCAACGCGTCAACCAGATAGGGTTCAGTTACTTTCTTGTTCATGCCGTTTTCCATTACCTTTTCGTAACGGATTTTGCATTCAAACCAAGTATGCATCATAATTAATTCTTTTAAAGTTTGATATTCAACGTTTATTCATTTATAGTGGGAGGTGCAGGATTCGAACCTGCATGAGTGGTGTTTTTGCAGTTCACTGATTTCAAGTCAGCTCCCCTAAGATGTCTCGTAGGTTGCCGGCTTGGATATTAACGGTTATCCTAGAATTTTGCACCTTACATCTTGATTAGCGTCTGCCATTTCCGCCAACCTCCCGTTTGCCTCCCTATCTTCACAGACCGGGAAGGCAAGGTAACAAAGTTATTTCTGTATTCTGATCAAATCAGGGATAGAACCGTAAATCGGCGACTTCCCATCCCATTTGTCAATGAACTGTTTGTAAAGAATTTCTTTGGTAAGACCTTTTGACTGGATAAGAGCCTGTTCGGTTTTCAACTGTTCCAGCTCGTTGCGTTTCTTCTGTTCCTCAATCTGTTGGTCCAGTACGGATATATTGGTGTTCACTTCATTCCGGCTGTCAATCTTCTCACGGACCTTTTCGGAGAACTCCAGTTGTGCGGAGAATGTGAGCAGTTGCAGACCTCTTTTTTCAAACTCCATGTCAACTATCTGTTCCAACCGTTTCTCAAATACCAACGACCCTCCGTCAGCCATCAGGCTATCGGTCTTATGCTTTCGACTTTCTTCCTTTATCAAATCATATATACGTGGTTCCAAGATGTTATCTTCCAACGAAGACATAAAGTCACTTCCACGGCCAATATGCTTGTTGTCAAAGACAACATCAATGGCACGGTTCTTGATAACTTTATAGCTGTATGTAGGACACGCCTTGAACTCCGTGTTGTCGGCAGCTTTCAGTGTGACAGCTTCAGCGAATTCTCCACGCTGATCGAATAGCGGAACCTGAAAAAGTTCTGTGCCCAATTCCCATGTGGACACTTTGCCGGAAACAATCTTGAAATCCTCCTTTCCCTGCTTGCCGTAATTCTCCATAAGGACACCTGCATAATTAGGGGCTACTCTCTCACAGGAGACAAACATTACTAAGGTCATACATACCATCGTTAACTTAATCAGTCTTTTCATCTTTCAATGTTTTAATCAGTTTGTAAATAAAGAAAATTATTGTGGCTGATATTATTGTTACGCCCAGCCATGCGTGTAAGTGATTGAATACTCTATTCCCGACAACAATTCCTATTATCAGAAACAGGATTAAATAAATATACTCTTTCATACCACTCTCAGTCAAAATTAAAGTTGTCCTCACCGTCCGGCTCTTCGTCCGGAATGTCATACCCAAAGTCCATCGGGATGAACCAATCTGAAATATAGTCTTGCATGATTTAATCCTCCTTTTGGCTACTTAGCCATTCTTTATAATCTTTCTCGTAATATTGGGGTATTATACCTTTCCTCATAAAGTCTATGTATTCTTGTACAGTACAATCATCCCAATCAACTCCGTTATCTGGTATATCTTCCGTTTCTGATGTACAAAGAGTGTATTCAAATGGATTATACCCACTGTTGAGCCCATATTCTTCAACTATCTTGATTACATTTTCATCGGTGGTTATTTGTTTGATTTCACTTTCAGCCACACACCCGGATATTTCAGAGTGTTTGCCAAGTACTTCACCGAAGTAAACACTGATTTTGTTATTCACTAAGTATTCGACATCTTCTGTGTCTGCAATAAATACTCCTTCAAGATTGCCCATTCTTCCGCAATCGAAGTCCATTTTAAATAATGCTTTCATTTAATCCTCATACTCTTTTATAATTCTACTAATCAATTCTTTTTCCCATCCTTGAATAAATCCATTTTCGTCAATATTCATAATGATGTAGTCGCCATATCCTTCATCTGCCGGACACATAATCTTAGGTACATAGCCGTCATAAGAAGCAATGGCGATGTGGTCTTCATCAGTAATATCACATATAAAATCATCGCACACTTTATAGTGAACATTGGCAGTTGTTCCTTGCGTCCAGTTGACTATTTGTCCTGTCTCAATTGCTATAATAGGTCGCCAACGATAATGATCTGAATATATATTGTAATCAGCCTCTTCTTTTATTTGTACAGCACAAGGCATAAGAGGGTTACCTATGCCTTTACTCTCGCACAAATCAATGTCTCTCACTCCGTTTACTTCTGCGTCTTCCCAATAGCGTACACCTGCATCCACTTCTAAGTAGACCGCTTCAAATTTTGTCGGTTTGTTGATTGTAATTTTCATTGTCTGTTTTGTTTTTTAAATGTATTCTTTAATGGCATTGATAAGTTGTTCATTTGACACACAAAAGCTTTGTCCTACAAGAGTACATAGGAATCTTTTGGCATTTTCCTTATTCATATTTCCGAGAAATGGTACTTGGGCTTCTTCTGATACAGACACTTTTCTTGATTGTAATTCTTTTAATAATTCATCATCGCTTAATGTTTCAAGAAATTCATCTGCGTAATCATCAAGATCAACATCCACTTCTGTTCTAACTGTTATTGTGTTCATTGCTAATCCTGTTTTTAAGTTTCTTACTCATTTTCCTGCATTGACGTGCCTTGTCCTGCTCACAGGGTTTCCGGCAATACTTGTCTATCAGTTCCGCACTTTTGTCAAGGAGGCGGATAATGTTCTCCATGTCTGTCCTGCACAGGTTCATCTCTCTTCATGGGATTTCAATCTTGTCAAAGTCAATGCCTCGTTCATTCATAAAATCACCCAAAGCAATGATATTCTCACGGGTAGTGATAACCTTGAAAGCTCGTGTCAGTAATTCGGGTTGGGCAGGAGAGAAAGTTTCTTTGGGTTGTCCGACCGGTGAGGATGGGATGCCCGATCCTTGACTCAACCTGTCAAACGGATTCGTAGGACGTGGGGATTGCTGTTGTTGTAGCTCAGTGGACTTACAGGCTTCTTCCGCCTGTTTTCTTTCCTGCTCTGCCTTGATACGCGCTTCTTCTGCTGCTTTGGCACGCTCACGCTGCTCCTTCAGACGGTTGGCATACTGGATGGTGGATGCGATATTGAGCGTATCCATATAATAAGTATGAAGGACATCGAAATCCTCACCAAACCCCTTCAGCGTGGAAAGTTCGTTCTCGACTTTGGAGAATATGGAATCAATTTCGTTGCATACAGACTTCATGCTTGCGGATTTGTTGAGCCACTCAGACTTGAAAACCTTATTGAAGTCTACAAGGTTGACATTCAATCCATCAAAGTAAGTCTTGATAGTGGCTTTCTTCCTATCCTTGTATTGCTGTTCGTTTTGCTTGACTACCGTGTCAATCTTGGCAGAGCACTCGCCGATAAGTTTCACGGTTTCGGTTACAACGTCCTTGAACTCCCCGAAAGGTTTCATAAATTCTTTCTCAATTTCAAGACGTTTGGCATTGAGGGCTTTCGCCGCCTTGTTTAAAGCTGCCTTGTCTTTCTTTGCCTGATCGATATTCTCATCGTTATAATTGGAGATATCATACATTGGCAAAGCGGCTTTTACCATATCTCTGATTTGCTTTGCGTTGGTAGTAAGACTACCTAACGTCTTTTCACTGACGATCAGTTCAAGATCGCTTTCCTGGATTGCTATCTGTGTATTCATTGTTCTATTGTTTTTAAGTTTCTACTAAATTTATCAGCTACACGTTCAATAACTTCTGCATTTTCTTCGGAAAGCCATTCTTTAGCGACATTCCAAGATATACTTTTAGAGGCCTTGAAATTATCAAGGCGTGTGGAATGATGTGACAAACGTCCTTCGGTAGGCTTCAATCCCTTGTCATGAAGTTCACATAGTCCGTTATGGTAAAATATGCAGTATTCGTCACCCGCAACAGCTTGAATCATGGGGATGGGAATATCAATCACGCCCATGATTATCCCGGCTCCCCACAAAGTGGGAGCCAGCCTGTCGGCATATCCGGCATCTATGAGCCTCTCTATATCCTGAGGAGTACCCAGACATGGTGTGTGACATTGCATCCTGCATAACGAGCATTTGCATTCGCATGGTTTTCTTCCAGTTTTACGTATGATACGTTGCAACTGGGTTTCTTTTATCAATAGTTGTCCCGTCATTCCGCTTCAATCAGTTCTTTGACAATATCATCAGCCACACGAATGCGCTTCTCCATTTCGGCAAACACCGCTTCATCCGGCAATATCCTTACTATATGAATAGGATTGCTCTGGAAAGGGTTGTAAATAACAAAATCAGTCCATTGCGCACCTGTGCACATCATATGGGCCATGCACTGGTAGAAATACTCGAACTTGACATCAAGCAGCGACGCATTGTTGTGTATTTCACTTTTATACTTCATGAAAGTGCTTTGAATAGGGCATTTGATTTCCAGACAGCCTTTTTCACCGGTTTCTTCATCGTAATAATAACCGTCAGGACTGCTTGCGAAATGTTCTATGGCAGGGTGTTTGCATGATCCTGTCTCAACTATATGTCTTCCTGTCAGACGTTCATACAGCTCTCTGGCATTTTCTTCCTGATCAGTACCCCATTGCATCGCCTTGGTGTTGACACAGACCTGATGCAGATATTTCTCAAACTCGACATCATCATTGATAATTTCAGGATTCATATCCCTCTCTGATGCAACTTGATAAATATAAGTTTTGGCAGTATCGGAAAAATAATCACTTCTCCCTTTCTTCATTAGGAGTCCGATTTGCGACCCGGTGAAGTTACCGAGCCGCTTACGGAACCATTCTATAGAATGTTGTATTTCCATTATAACAATGATTTTCGAGTAGGTTTATTATTCGCGTAGTCTTGAGTTTGATCTGTCGGTTGTTCCGGGCGGGGGTGATCCTTGACTCCTGCGGCTTTTGCAGCGATTTCGGCAAGTTTGTTGCTTTTTACTGATTTATCAATAATTTCCTCATATTCGGCATCCTGAATGTCATCTGCCTCCTCTTTGGTGATAAGCCCCATTGAGATTTCCGGGCAATAAACACGCTGCCAGAAAGCGGCTGCACGATAACGGAGCATCTGGCTTGGCATTGATTGCCATTTGGAACCGTTCTTCTTGGTCCAGCCTTCCTTTTCAGCCATTCCCATGGTGATCCAGTCACCATGAAGCGGTTCCTTGTGGTCTTTGTCGGACGATTCATAAGCAATGCAGCGGCATCCGTACTCCGGCGTACCTTCTTCTCCCTTAAACTCATAACGGAGTGGGGAGAAACGGCCACTTGCGTTAATAGTGGCAATCAGGAACTTGCTGCTGAAAGCAGGGTTGCCATGCACGATATAAAGATTCTGCATACACATAAGCGGATTACACCCCATACGCATGGCCATATCCAGCGCAATCACGCAGTTTCCCACATTTCCCTTGTACGTATCCGGAACGATTGTGCTTGTTGTGTACATGTTGGCCATGCGCTGCATGACCTCAAACTGTTTCACGGTTTGTCCTACCGGTGTCATTGCAAACTCGGCCGCTTGTTTGGCCTGAATAATCTGTAATTCTGTAACTTGATTGTTTTCTTCCATCACTCTTGAATATTTTAAAGTTCAACAATATCTTGGTATTCCCTGAAGGATGCACAACCTCGTGCGCTCTTCTTCAAGTTCGTCAGTAGCATAATCCTTTTGAATGCATTCCATCTCCGAGCGTAATTCGTTTATATCCTCCTGTATAAGCTGCATGATTTCCTCTTTTGAAGAGAAACCGTATTCAGGCAGATATTTCAACCCGCACCCTTTCACTTTCTCAAGTTCGGCTTCCAGCCGTACAAGTTCCTCATCCATGACGCTCCGTCTTATAGGATTCATAAATAATGCCGATAGCGGAGAGAATCTCCCTCATCCTTGCGTTCTCTTTCTCAGCCAGCTCCATACCGGCAAGTTGGAACTGCAATCCTTTCACCTGTTCAATAAGCTCATCATGGCTCATCTGCTGCAACTCATTGTCTGTTCTCATCATTATATATGTTTTTAAGATTATTTTTTCTGTCAATTCTCACGGCAAGTATGAGAGATAATACCACGAATGCGGATATTGATACCCAAAATGCGGTGTCAAGATTGTCTATTGTACCATGTACGATAGCTGCCAGAGCAAACCAAATGAGATATAATACTTTCATAACTTATTGTTTATTAGTTCCTTATAGTGATATAAAGTTAACTATTTTTACTTTGGGTGCAAAATTGTAAAACTTTAAAAATCAGTGGCTTAACTTTATATAACTATTTGAAATTCAAATAATCTATTTGAGCGCGGCGTGTTTCAGTACATCAAAGGCGTTGCAGTACCATCTTCCGTTCTGCCTGTTGGCAGGTTTCTTTTCGGCACGTATGGCACCAGAACCTACCAGTCTGAACAACCTTCCTCGTCCGCCCACGATAGTGGCGGCTTCTCTCTGTCCGAATGTCTTGTCATTCAGGACGATTTTCAATACTTCCTCGTTTAACATGATATTCAGGATTTATAGTTGGTACATTGCGGTAAAATCTCACGGCAGTTCGATATAACTGAGGTTGACACTGATACAGTTGTGAACAGAACGTATCTTACGTCTGTATCCCTCTATGTCGTTTATAATGACAGGGGTCTGCAATTTTACTGTATCCCTTCCTCCATTGGCATAAACAAGTTGGTAGCCTGTTATCTGATATTTATTTTCCATAATGAATTAAGATTTGATATTTGGTCACTCTGTGAGGTATCGAACCTCCATACCTGGCAAATGAATATAGAGATAATGATTCATGCCCATTGTACGCACCTGTGACAGAGTGGAGTGGTGTTCCTATCCTCACGGACCGGAACATCTGGAACTTTTCAGAATTAGATACATAAAGAATTGTGACTAACACACAAACAAAATAAGACTAGCATACTGATGATCCCCTCAATGGCTTAAACCGGTTGTTATCCCGAATCTTACGGGAGGGGATGGGATTATATAGAGTCTGGCAAATGAATCTGTCATATACAACCATCATCTTGCATTGAACGAGCGGATGACTGTTGCTTTGGCATCATTGCGGTAGTCGCATCTCCAGTCATTGCGTCCCATGCGTGAACTGTAATAGGATCGGTAGTTCCTGTAATCGCGGTTTCCGTACTTTGCCTTATATTCAGCGGCACGCCTTGCATTCTCCTCGCTTATTCTTGCTTCCTCTTTGGCTTCCGTCCATGCTTTTGTCAGGCAGTAGCTGAATGTGGTATTGAACGTGTGGTCGAAAATGTAATGCGCTCTTGTCATTATTCTGCTTAAATCGTATCTTTTCATATCCTTGCTGTTTATGGGTTTATTTTGATATTGTAAAGATACTTTATTGAAGAGGGTTATACAAATATAAACAACTGATTATCAATTAGTTAAACTTTGTTTAACGTGATGTGCTATTGATATTGAATGCTGTTACTAATTGTGTTGTACCAGTGAGTGAACTATTCAATATGAATCTTATAATCTGATATTTTTAAAATTCGTGCCTGTACGGAATATTCACTACGTCCGCACAGGCTGTATCTGAAGGTCATACTTTCAGCGATACTTGTGCCTCACACCAAGCATACTCATCACGTTAAAGACAAATTGACGTGCTGAAAGTTTTCTGTTTTTGCTTTTCTTTATTGTGTTTTCCAAAATGTCAAAGAACTCTTTAAAATCGCGCCTCTGAGCCAATTCGATTCGGCAACTCATGTCTTTTTCAGAGGCTTTTCTTAACTTTGCAATATCAACTTATAAAATTAAGAATCATGAAAAATTTTATCGAAGTTCATGTGATAACACATGAGAATGCACCTACTACCAAGGTGTTGATTAATGTATCATCTATTTTTATTGTTGAATCACTCTTCAATAATGCTATCATTGGCATACAAATGCCGTCAAGTAACAAAAAGAATGGTTTTGAATACATTAACTATAATATTAGTGAGAGTTATGAGGAAGTCATAACTCTTATTAAAAATGCCCTGTCGTAAGCCATTTGAATAATTGTTCGGAGCGTTCCAACCTTTCCGCAAGCAAATCTTCAGGAATGGTTGGAATGTTTTTTGACTCACAATATCTGTAATAGTCTTTAACGAAAGAAGCTGTATTATAGCTCCATTTGCGCAATTCCGCTTCTTCAGCAACAGACAGTTTGTGTCTTTTGACTAACTTACCAAATCCAAACATAATTTATTTCATTCTAGTTACTGTAATTGTTTTAGCCTCTCTGTCTATACGGGTTTTGAATGTCTTTCCCCATTGCAGTCCGTATGTGGTACATACAGTTCTGACGGAAGTCATCATCTGAATAGGATAAGTAAATTCTTCACCTATCTTCATCA